TGAGTAGCGTTGACTGATTCACGTAGCACACCACAACCACTTCCGGCAGCCAGGTTTGCTGTCGCACCATTTCCAAGCGGGAATGGAGAGCTTGTAAGATCAACGGTCCAAGCGTCAGCGAAGTTATCGGACATCGCTATTGTACCGTTGCTGGTTACAGTGAATCCCGGTGTTGCAATCGCGGCCCCTGAGAATGTATATGATTTGAAATCTATACCTTCAAATGCTGCCCCAGCGTTCTGTGTTCGAATTAGAATCCCGGTGCTTGAATTAACTGGTTGTCTTCCATTATAATCGGTGAAATCAATCCCGTTTGACCAGCATGGACTGTTAATGCCATTGCATGAAATCACCAGCGCCGAATCATAACCAGATCCGCTATTGGAGTCGTTGCCAACCGTAGTAATTGAAAGACCACTCTTTCTAACAGAACTGGCATTACCAAACATTTGAACATCTAGTTCAAGGGCGTTAACATTTAATAAATTAGTAGCATTACCAGCTGCTATCGCAACAATACCGCCACCAAAGATCGATCCACGAGCGGTTGTATCGGTTAACCCAGTACCTCCAACATTAGCAGTTATCTGACCCAGCGTCTCTATCCCGACAAAATTTAAAAGCCCGTTTGTAAGTCCAGACTTAACTGCTGCCGGAACATTCTCAACCGCAGAGATAGCTGCCGCATTTCCAGTAGCAGCAGTTCCATATGTGTCCATCTCAACTTCAAGAGCACTTTTGCCTTGTACTCCAACAGGTCCGCTCGACACATCAATATTGTCTTTGGTAACCCAAATCTGATTGTAATTATATGCGTCAAGAATTTGTCCAGTTGAAGATGATGTTCCAGCCCCAGTTTGACTGATATTAAAGCCAAGCCCGAGACTATTGACTGTTGGGTTTATCTTCACACCACCGTAAGTAGTATCAATGTTAACAGTAGAAGAGCCACTGATAGTGGTCCCATCTGAGGCGTACCATCCTACTTGACCAGCCGTACCAGAAGCAACCGTACCACTGCCAGCAGCACCACCAGATGCAGATATAGTTTGAAACGGCCATGTCCCAGTAATCATAATATTGGATCCGGCCACTAGTCCTGGAGTCGATGTGCCATTTCCACCATTGGCAATTGATAAAGGTAAAGACGGGAATCCTCCTCCAATTGCAGCAGTGACAAACGCTGTAGAAGCACAGGCGTTGCTATTATCGCCTGGAGGCCGTGTAGTGCAAGTGACGTTCTGCGCATCTGCCGGAAACCCATAGACCCAGGCAACCAAGAACGGTAAGATAAACATCCCAGCCATATGACATCTCTTAGACATTGCTGTCAACCACTGTTAGAGGATTGTTCACTCCAGAAGCTGCAAAAGCTTGCCAAGGCTTCTGACACTCTCCATCGATCCGCAAACTACCCCCATTGCTATATACCCTAAAGCATCCACCAAGAGCCGCTGTTGTCGGTGCCAGTGGAAAGTCCGATCCATTCACAATCACGTACATCGGGGCCACAAACACATCTACAGTCCCCGGATTGTGGATGGTGATGTTTTGTCGTTGAGGATTGGCCCCTACAATCTGTTGCGCGATCGTGGTTAGGTTGTTGAAGGCATAAACGCGACCACCACTAGCGGCTGAGACCGTTCCGGGTGATCCAACGCTAGTGGTGATCTCGGTCATCCTTTAACTCTCTTAAGTCGTGGGTTGGCTTTCTTAGCCGAAGCCGAGGCTTTGCGTGTTGATGCTGCAAGCATAGCACCAGCACGTTCTTTACTGACACCCTCGCGAGCGGCAATCTTACCCTGAACTGCTTTAAAGCCAGGATGCTTTGCCATCAGATCCTCCGAGGGGTCCAGGCCTTAAGCATTTCTTGGTTGGTCTGCGCCATCTGTGCCACAGCCGACGCAAGATCTGCAAGGCCCGGAATTTCTACTGGCCTTGCCTCCTTCATAGTTTCTTGCAGTTCATCGACTAGCGTCTGGGCAAATGGCACCTCTGCCGTCTCCGGCTTGTAGCGCCATCGATCCTCGAAGCTCGCTGATAGTTCCCGGGCCTCATCATCCACCGGGATCATATCTGGCGTTGGATCGCCCTCGAATACAATATCTCGGGGCTCGCCCTTGCCTTCATAGCAGACAATGACCTCACCATCGGAGTTATCCTTCGGCCCCCAAGAGTTGGTCCAGTCACCAGGTTCTCTTGGGTCTAAAAGCCGAGGGACCTGAAACCTCCGTCGCTGCGGCTTCCCAGTCGATCGACTCTGTTCGTTATACTCCCATTCCGTTCCCGGACAGTTCAGGTAATGGGCCGTAGCAAGTTTCCATCTCATCTTTCCACCCATTCAGCCGAGATATTTAGTGTACCACTACTGATCGAAACACCATTGAGGTTCAGGCATACCTGAGCCACAACAGTTGAGGCCTTGGGAATCTTGACCGACTTATCAAGGCCAAGACCGTTGACACCGGGACCAAAGATCAGCTGGGTTGATGGATTTGCTGTTGTAGTTACTGCAAACGTCGGCGAGATCGAGGCCAACAGCACTGGCGACGTGTCATTGACTGTCGGATTGGCGCTGTAAGCCTTGGCTGCTGACGTTGATGCCTGATCATTTGGATCCATCGGCGATGGCACTGGCATAGCCACAGTCGATGAATACGCCGTGCCACCTGTATCAAGGCTGTGGTTGTAGTTTATCAAGATCGGGGTGGTGATGGCCGTGCCAGCGGTCCCTGAGATCAAGAACCGTCGGATGAGAATGTCCTTCGATGTTGAGCCATTGATGCAGAAGATATCAGTGGCCGACGAGGCAGGCACAAGGCCCACCGAAGTCGCAGTGTAAGTAGGCTCACTGACAACACCGGTAATCAGGCCAATCTGCGGAACGGTGTTGATCTGGGAGAGCGCGAGCCCTCCCATCACCAACAGCGCCGCACCACTAAGAAGGATGCGCTTCACTGTAATCTCCTCAGTTTGCAACCGTGACACCAGGTGCATAACCAGAGTATGCACCACCAGAACCCATGATCTGATCATCACGATCGATCACAATGTTGGCTTCAACGGCCCCACCACCAGAGAATGTCCCGCTGCTGATGAAGTTCAGCTTCAAGAATCTCGGCAACACCTGGCCGAAGATCACACGTGGAACGTCAACATTAGCCAGCTGCGCCCCAGCCACAAGCTGGTTGGGAGACAACGTGTATGCAGGCGAGGTCCACATTGTGGTGTAGGACACACCAACACCCGAGCCGTTATCTGGGGCTCCTTGCAGTTGCAGCTGAAGGCTTGTGCCACCAGAGAAGGCCGTGGTTACAATGGCCGACAGCTTGAGCATTGGGTCATCCCCAACGCCAATGTCACGCGCACCACCGCCATTAGCCGAAGTCGGAATGCCCGACAGCCCAAGGTCGATGATGTTGCTAGCGGCCTGGGTCCCGGTTGTAGGCGAGTCCGTCTGCGCTCCGGAGGTAATGCCGCCTGTAGCACCGTTAGAGGTGCCAGTGAAGGTGAGTAGTCCATCAAGAATCATTACGACACCTGTGCTTCTGTAGAGAGGATCGCATCACAGGTCCTAACCGGGATGCCACGGAAGGTCGTCACGACCATACCTTCGAACTCTTCTAGCCGAAGCAAGACGTTGGTCTTGTTCATTGCCTGAAGATCAAGGAACGTTCGAACGATACGGTTGCAGTAGATCACCACCCGGCCCATGTTCGCCCGAACCTGTGGGGTGTCGGAGGTCTGGATCGCAGTGGCGTTTGCCGGTGCAGTCGGCAGGCGGTACAGGGCACGGACCAACAGATTGATCAGGTTGGCGGCACTGACGCCCGTCAGCAGAGTCACATCAATGTTGGCGATCCGGGCCACATAACGCCAGTCTCTAAGCACAAACCCAATCTCCCACTTGAAGTGGTCGCGGTAGGCTTGGTAGGTATTGCCTGCTGAGTCAGTGACCGGCCACTCACCCATATCCCGATGCTGTAGCCCAGTGATCTTACCCTTTGGGAACGTTGCGTGGCAAGTGTCATCGCCCCACGTCACCAGCCACATGCTGGTGTTGGTGCTCGAAGTTCCGCCACCATCCAGAACGTTGTTAGCGGTTTGGGAGTTGGCGGTGGTCTTGGTCGAGTACCTTGGCGCAAACCCTGTAAACCGCTCAGGGTTCGTATGCTGGTTGCCGTAGATCAACGTTGATGCCACCTGCTGGCTCATGCCCTCAAGGAAGGCCCGAACCTCTGACAGGCGGAACTCAGCAGTGTTGCCGTTCAGATCAGCAATGT